TCCCGGCTGAGATTCCTTATGAGAACTCAGGGAGAAAAGGGTACAACACTGTACCTGAAATCTTGCCAAGTGCTCTTACAGCAATCTATTGCTGGTTATAAGGTGTCCGACATAACAGAGCTGAAAAGCCGAGTTAAGCGGACTAAAGCTGGATTACCCACCATAATTCCTGCAGAAGTTCGGAAGCGAATTCGAGCCAAAGACGTTCATAGTATAAGACTATGAATGACTTTGTTCGGTTGGTATCGTATTTGCCAGTTCCGTGGAATGTTGAGTTTATCAACAATCACTGATCCTGGTAAGCACTTAACCAAGGCTCTTCTAGGAGAGTGAAATACTTTCCTCGAGAAGCAATTCATTCCAACTTTGCATTTACTTATGGCGGGTAAGAAGGTAGAGCTGTCTCAGCCCCAACCATTTCCTATCTCAAAGTCCTCACCTAATACAATTGGTGAGATTCGGGACCGCCAAGGTAAATTGATAGAGAGATCTCATGTCTCAACATCTTTTTATTCTTTGGTACGTGCCGGAAAACTATGAGTTGGATCGGATTTATATCCGATTCTCCGCTCGTTTTTAAGTAAATGAGCAGAGAGAGATGGCCAAAAGTTCCATCCTTTGATGGAACGAATTGGTTGAGCCGCGTCTAACGAATGACACTTCCAAGATTCAAAATCAATGATCAAAGAAGGTTCAGGAGTTAAACGTGGTGAATTTGGGGTTCACGGTCTTGCTAAGCTTGGATTTAAGATCGAAGCCGCTGGTAAGATTCGTGTTTTTGCTATGGTGGATGCGTTCACCCAGTGAGTCATGAAGCCCATTCATGATAGTATATTTTCGATTCTTCGGAAAATACCCATGGACGGAACTTTTGACCAGACTCGCCCAGTGGAGCGCTTAGGATGGTTATCACCGTTTAATCGGTGATACTACTCTATAGATCTATCGGCGGCTACGGATAGACTCCCCGTTCAATTACAGATCCCTTTAATGGGGCATGTGTTGAAATGAGGGGGTCTTCCGAAACCGTTTGAGGCAGCCCAGGAATGGGCTGATCTGTTAGTCAAAAGAGCTTATAAGATAGCTCTTCCCCCTAATCCGGGGTTTGACGTTCCAGAGGATCTACCTAAATCGGTAACCTATTCAGTAGGTCAGCCGATGGGAGCGCTTTCATCTTGAGCGATGCTGGCATTGACGCATCACGCTATAGTTCATTGAGCAGCTTTACGGGCTTATAAACTGGGACGACCAGTGAAACTATTGTTCACTGAGTATGCAATACTCGGTGACGATATAGTTATCGCTAATCGCGATGTGGCTATTCAGTATATTCAGATTTTAAAGCAGATCGGTGTTAAAGCCGGTCTTGCAAAATCTATTGTATCGAAGGGTCAATTTGTTGTAGAGTTTGCGAAGAAATACTTTACTCCTCATGGTCGAGCAGATATGCTCCCCATGAAGGAATGTATTGCAACGTATTCTTCTACATTGTTAGTTTGTGAGTTTGTAAAAATTCACTCGCTTTCATTAACACGGATTTTAACGTTCTTGGGCTACGGGTACAAAGCGAAAAGTAGAGCTGTTACAGCTCTCTTTTCTAATTTACCTCGTCGCCTACGAACCCTCCTCATATGAATGCGGTCTCCAAAGGGTTGTTTCCCGTTGAGTTCTCGAGACTGACTTCTGTCATCTGGATGAAACTCTAAATGGGACATTCCTGAGGATCCTACTCATATGGTGTGGTGGTTCGTATTTGAAGCGATTAAAAGTGAGTGTAATTATCAAATTGCACGATACTATAAAGCAGCAAATAAGTACAAAGCAGCGATTGAGTCTACTGGGTCTCTTCGAGAGCCTTTTACGGCCTTTGAAGGGAAACCGTTGTCTTATCACCCGTCACATTTAACTGAAGTCACGGAGGTTGATCCTGGTTCTAATCAAGTGTTTAAATCGAAGATAAGCTTTAAGCACCTTATAGCTCCTATGGACTGAGAGGTCCATGATGAGGCTAAGGGCGCCGAGGGCTTATCTTGATTTCTTAGATTAAATTTGAATTATTCACATTTATCTAAGTCAGTTGATCGAGAACCGGTTGTTCAACTTCCACGAAGTCTGCGAGAGCATGACTTAGGGAAAAGTTTTATGGAAATAAACCATTCTACTGATCCTTACTTCACTAAATGTTATCGGGCATTGGACTGGTTGTTCAGTTATGATGATATTGCTTCTGAAATCCCCGTTGACTATTGACCAACCCACAGAGTGAGTGATCGTCCTCTCCGAGAGTTTCTGATGGTTGTGAAATGATTTGATTCATTTCAGAAACCATTCTATCACGATCGGTGAGGTTTTAAGCCTCGACAATCGCCAAGCAGTCTAGACAGTGGTAATACTCCAATAGTTAGTCCTCAGGATATAGT